CGCCGCCCCGGTAACAGCACACGTCGTCAACTGGTTTGTGACGTATGCGCGTGCGCCAGTGCCGGGAGCCGCCGGAAGAGCAGCCACGGTGTAGCCGCCGGTACGGACAGTGGCGCTAAACACACCCGTCGTGGCCGTCAGCGGAACACTGAGTGTTAGCGCACTAGCACTGAGCGAGGCAAAAGTGGTTGTACCGTTACCATTGCGAAAAGTATGCGTGGTGTTGTCGTAAAAGTTTGTTGGGGCTGTCGTGTTGCCAAGTTGAATCCCGCCGCTGAGGCTTGTGTTAGTCAGAGTGACGTAGTTACCACTAGAATAGAGAACCACATTGCCACCCAACAAATACCCGCTCGCTGCCGCCGCGTCGACAAACCCGCCTGCGGTGAGATCGCCGACCAAAGTTAACGAGCCCGAGCCAGTCAATGTAGCAGCTAGAGTCGTGCCCCCGTACCACTTGAACCTCGATACGGTGGTGTCGACACTGGACCATAGCGTACCGCTCTCTATGCCGAATGCAAAGTCGGCACTAGATGGGCTTAAAAGTGGATATAAAACTAGTTTTGTACCGACGCTGCGAACGGTAAAGGCGGGAGGTGCAACTCCATTCTGATTCCAATCAATTCTATTACCAGTTGCACCATTCAAATATATCTGACCACCACCAGTGGCGGTACTATTTGCCAGTGTAGATGTTAGCTGTCCGCTTAAGGTTGTTCCTCCCGAAGTCGTCACCGTCGATGTCAACGTGCCCGCAACACGCGAAATCAAAGACCCCGAGGCGCTATCGACGTAGTTGCCCGTGACGGCAGTTCCGCCCGAAAACAAGTAGGACGCCGTCGCAGACCCGCTGATTTTGTTGTCGGCCAGCGTCAACTCGGTGTTGGTTCCAAAGAAATTCATGCCGTAGCGCGCCAGCGTTGCGCTCCACGTAAAGAAGTTATTCCCTTCCACCACCAACTTGTCGGTGCCCGTGACGTAGAGGTTGTCGTAGGTGCCGCTTGCGGTTTCCGAGTTGGAGTATGCAGAGTTGTTCTGGAATTGGCTCTTGATGTCGTTCTCGATCCAATAGCCTTCGTGAAGGTTGATCTCAGAGCGGTTGAAAACGTACTTGTTGTAGTTGGAGTTGATCGCCTTGAACCCGATCACATTCGTCCAATGATAGTTGCCGTAGTATGTGCCTGCACTACAGGCGTCCAGAGACGCGCCAATATCGGCCTCAGTGATCGAACCCAGATTGCCGAACTGGTTGTTCCAGAAGTGGAAATCGTTGTTTTCATAACAACGAAGCTGACGCTTCCTGTTACCCAAAAAGAACGAGTTGCTGACCTTGTTGCCAGTCGCGGGGGAAGGCGTTGTGCCGTTGAGGCTCAGCCCATCTTCGGCAAACCCAGCGACATTGATCCGGTCGATATGGATGTTGGCCGAACCGCCGCTAAGCGTAAGTCCGTAGGTGGCAAGTATCGCGTGAGCGCCGCCGTAAACCTCAAACGACAGGTCCGATATAACTCCCATCGTGGAGCCGCTGATGGTGAGCAACGTCCCTGCGCTGTTAAGCAACAACGTGGTTGTCTGCCGTCCTTTTCCGCTGATCTTGAAGCTGGTTTTGTTCGACAAGGTGAGCGGCCCTGTGCGGCAAAACCCTGTGGGGAAAACCACTTCAGCGCCGCCTGTTGGCACGGCGTTAAGAGCCGCCTGAATGGCGGTCGTGTCTACGGTAGTGCCGTCGCAGACTGCGCCGTAATCCTTGACGTTGATTACCTCTGCAAAGCGGGACGCCAGAGTGCGCGCAGTAGTGCTGCCGGTGGCGGTGACGAGACCCGCGCCCGCCGTGACTGCGGGCAACGTAGAAGACCATGACGGAACTGTTCCATTCGATGTTAGAATGGAGGTTGCGCTACCTTTGCCAGCCGAATACGGCGTTGCCGCCCGCGTATAACAGACGGTCGTGCCACTGGTCGGCTGTACTTGAAAGATGTCATCCGCCGCCGAGCAGGCCCCAGCAGACAGGTTAAAGATGCCGGGGTTGGCGTCCACCACCTGCACCACCGCTGGGCGGCTTGTCGTCATCGCCTTGAGAGCGGCGATAGTCGGCACAGTGTAATACTGCGTCTGCGTCTGGGCGAAGGCAGGAGCCGAAACGGTCAGTGCGAGAAGCGCGAGAAGAAGCTTTTTCATGCCGGTGTCCATGATCCCATTGAGGACTGTACGATCCACTCGGTGGCCGAGCGGCACTTGACAAACAGGTACGATCCGACCGCATTGGATGTGATGGTCCCGCCTGCGGTCGTTGATATTTCACCAAGGTAGATCGTGACGCCGCCGGGGGCGTCGACGACAAGGTTCTGAGCTTCCATGACAGCAAACCCGTAGGCCAGCCCAACGGTCGAGGCGGGCAGCGTGAACGTCACGCTGCCCACGGCACCGTTGTTGTCGAAATCCTTGTAGCTGTCGGCAGCCAAAACGGCGTAGCTGGCGGTCTTGGATGTGACGACACCGAAGGCAAGTTCGCCGAGGACGCCCGCGTTGTTATACAAAACATATCCGCTCGTCGCGCCTAGTACCGTGGTGGTGCCGACGGCGATTGACGTTGACGCCAACCCCGTGATGACGCCACTGGAGCCCAGTGCGACGGTGACCCCGTTGAACGTGACGCTGCTGTTCGCGAGGTAGTAGTTGGTGACGCCCGCGCCTGCGAGGCCGATAGTGCCGGTAGTCGTGATCGTGCCGCCCGTGATCGGCGCGCTCGTTGCAACGCTCGACACGCCCGGTGGAGGATATTGGGCCGTGATGTAGGCGCCGAGCTGGGCGACCGTCAGCTTGACGGACGTACCCGCCTGCACTCCTTCAAGCTGTTCGGTGCCGTTGAGAGCAATAGCCGCGCCCAAGTTTGGGATTTGAACAACGCTCATAGTGGCCCCGTCTCCGGTACGTCGGTGTTTTCGTAGGGCAGCCCCGGATCGTCGTTGCCCGGCGCGTTGGGATCGGTACCCGGCTGCTCGTTGAGGCTTCCCGGTGGCGCGCCCGTCTGCTGCGGGACGCGGGTCCGGTCGTCCTGCGTGATGCGAGTGTCATCGCCGGGGATTGGAATGCCGGTCCAGAAGTCGACCGTATCCTGCCCGCTCGTCGTGCGTCGTGTCGTCGAGGCCGCGACAAAATCCTGCACGCGCGGGTTCATAATCGGCACGGGATCGGCCGGAATTACGATGGCGCGAAGTTGTTGCTGCTGGTCGTCGTTGCAGCGGTCGCAGACGAGAACGCGCGTGTTCTGGAGCGTCGCGCCGCGCCAATCGAATTGCCACTGTAATGCACGGTGCTGATAGACAAACCCGCAACGGTCGCATACGCCGGCAGCTTCGGGCCCAGAGGAGCTGATCCGCGCGCGACCTTGTCTGCTTGCGTACCCCATCACGCCGCTCCGTCAACGTACTTAAAACGGAGACCGCCGACGGTACGGCGATACTTCTGCTTCAAACACAGTTCGATCAGCGCGCTGCGCGCAACGTCATAGTGGCGCGCAGCTTCACTTGCGCTGGCATATTCACGGTTGTCATCGAGGCAGCGCACGCGCCGCGCTTGCGCAGCAGGCCCCATGCTTTGATACTTTTTGAAAATATGAAAATTGCGGTGACCGTGTTCGCGCAATCGTTCACGCACTTCAGACGTGTGCGTTGCTCCTAGTCGATACTTATTGCCTCGATGTCGAAGAGCATTTCGTGCGCGCACTTCGGCTGATACGACATGCCCTCGCGAGCCTTCACCCCCGAGCGTTGAATTGTATTTAGGCGCATATTCGGCAATATACGCAATCTCAGCGGCGTACGCTTTTTCGCAATTGCTGTAAGTTGCCAGCGGTGCAATTGTGAAGTTGACGCGCCCATATTTGCGAAGAGCGCGTTGAAATGCGCCGTTGAGCCCGCGCTTGTACGCCGCGTGGACGTGTTCAGACATACGGCGGCGCAAGTCTTTGTGGCCGGTCACGCCAACGTACGTCTTGCCGTTTATGCCGTTGGTTATCAGGTACAGTGTAACGGGCTTGGACATGGCGCATCCTATCACGCTATGGCCGATAGTAGCCGAAAATGCCGGGAGAAATGTAGACCGCCGATTGCTCGATGTTCTGTTCAGCGGCAATCTTGTAAGTCTCGTCGGCGACTGCCTTGAGGCCCACGGCGATTTGCGGGTTCCACACCTTGGCCAGCCGGTAGGCAAGACCATCGGCAAACGCTTCAAGCCAGAGGTAAGGAATTTCGACGGTCTGCGCGTTGGTGATGTTTGCGTCCTGTATTTGACGGACGCGGTAATATTTCAGGGACGACGTACTGTTGCCGTCGGGCACGGGCCACAGCGTGACGGTCGGATTGATCAGGCGATCAAACCAGAAGACCGTCGGAAAGCCCTGCTGCTCCTTGTTGGGATATGTCGCGTACTCGGAACGACTGACCGGCATGATGACGCGGTCGATACTGGTGCCACTTTGTGTCGTGACCATGTAGGCGTCGAGGATCATTACGGTATTGCCGTCGACAGCGTACGTCGAAACGGCCTGCGTCACGGGCGTCGTCACAAGATCGACAGCCCACAAGTTGACGCCTTGATTGGC